TACGCCTGTGGGAACTGCGGGAACTTATGGTTCTGCCTCACAAGTACCAGTTCTTGTTACTAATGCTAGTGGTCAAGTTACATCGGTAACTAACACCAGCATAGCAATTTCTGGCAGTCAGATTACATCTGGCACTATTGGTAGCTCTTATCTTTCTGGCTCATACACGGGCATTACTGGGGTTGGTACGCTGACCGCAGGAACATGGAACGCTGGCGTTATTGGCGTTGTTTATGGTGGAACTGGCGCTGCTACGCTGACAGGCTATGTCAAGGGTAGCGGTACAGCAGCATTAACAGCATCGTCAACCATTCCTAGTTCAGACATTACTGGTCTTGGCACGATGGCAACCCAGAACGCTAACGCAGTAGCGATTACGGGCGGTTCTGCTGCCCTTACAACGCTTAAAACGCTTGGTCTTACTGGTTATCTATATGGCAACGATACAAGCGCTGTAACGGCTTCTACAAGCATCCCAACGAGTGCTTTGTCTGGCAACTTTGTTAGCACTTTCTCGGCTGGCACAACAGGTTTAACGCCTAGCAGTAATACTACTGGTGCTGTTACCTTGGCTGGTACGCTAAATGTCGCTAATGGTGGAACTGGTGTTACATCGTCTAGCGGTGCTAATTCTGTTGTTTTGCGTGATGCTAACGGAAACATCACTACTAATTGCTTGTTTGAGGGATATGTATCTCAAGCGGCAAGCGGCACGACTATTACGCTTACGGCTGCATCCGCACAGAATTATCAAATTACAGGCTCTGGTGGTCAGACAATTAAATTACCAAGTGGCACAACGCTTCCAAATGGTGCATTGTTTACATTTAATAACAACCAGTCTTCTGGTGCTATTACTGTACAAAATAACTCTTCTACAACTGTTGCAACTATCCAGTCGGGTGGTTATGTAACTGTTGTTTTATTGGACAACTCGACTGCGGCTGGTTCGTGGGATAGACATGATTCAACGCCATCCAATGTTTCTTGGTCAACAAATACGCTAGATTACGCTGGCTCGATTACAAGTGCCACATGGAACGGCAATGCGGTTGCTATCAACAGAGGCGGTACAAATGGAACGGCTACTCCTACTGCTGGTGCTATCGCCTATGGTACTGGTACTGCTTACGCATTTACTGCCGCAGGTACTAGCGGATATGTTCTGACCTCAAATGGTGCAAGTGCGCCAACTTGGGCAGTAGCAACCGCTAACGCTACGGTGACAGATGACACCACAACAAACGCTACACGTTATCCATTGTTTGCAAACCAAACGACTGGAAACCTCACAACCGAGTATGTAAGTTCTACAAAACTTCAATACAATCCAAGCACAGGGGCGTTGACCGCTTCTCAGCTAATCATTGCACCTTAAAGGAAAATATCATGGGTCAATTAGTCTTTCAAGCAGCTTTAGGCGGTCAAGTTAATTTGATTGGCCCTAACACCGCTTCAACCACAAGTTTCACATTGCCATCGGCTGATGGAACTAGCGGTCAAGGTTTATTGACAAATGGTAGTGGCACATTGTCTTTTTCTGATGTTGGTTATTTAAATATCCCACAAAATAGCCAATCTGCGGCATATACGCTTGTTTTAGCGGATGCTGGCAAACACATATTTCACCCATCAACTGACGCTAATGCAAGGACTTTTACAATTCCTGCTAATTCAAGCGTTGCATACCCTATTGGTACGGCTATAACTTTTATTAACATGACTTCTCAGGTTGTGACCATTGCTATTACTACAGATACTATGTATCTAAGTTCTGCTGGAACAACTGGTTCTCGTAGTTTGGCTCAATATGGCTCGGCAACGGCTATCAAAATCACATCAACATCTTGGTTAATCTCAGGGAGTGGTTTGACATGAGTGGTGCTTTACAGGCTGTTTTTCAAAATTTAAGAAGTTTTAAATTACCACCACCAGGTGCAATAGGTTCTGCCTATGGTGGCGGTTACTACGCTGGGCAAATTTCTACAACAGCCGATGGAGTTGCTACACACTATTTGGTAGTTTCAGATGCTACTGTTGGCGATTCTGGAGGTTTGGCGTGGGGGCCGATTGCAACTACAACAGGAGTTACTTCCGTTATTGATGGCCCAACAAACTCGGCTACTTTGGCGGCATTAGGGTCAAGTTATGCTGCGGCTACTTTTTGCGAAACCTTAAATGCAGGTGGTTACACAGATTGGTATTTACCAGCACTAGATGAAACCTCAGTCTTATATTATTTTTTAAAGCCTGGTACGTCTACTAATGTTACCAGCCCCGCATCAGGTTCAACAGCGTATGCAGTTTCGCCACAACCTATTAGCACCAACTATTCAAGCGGTACGCCAGCGCAAACTGCTGCAACAAATTTTAGAGGTGGTGCGGGAGACCAAGAATTTTCTCAAGGGTCTGATTACAATACAAGTACTGAATTTAATGATAACTATAAATGGATAAGAAGTTTTGACAGGGGTCAACAAAAAAATTCTCCATTATATTTAAAAACTAGAACAGATGAGCGTACAAGAGCAATTAGGAGAGTTCCAGTATGATTTACTTATCTATAACCCAAATAGATGCAGTAACAGGAATTATTTGTACCGCAGAACCTATGCGAACTGGGCCAGCATACCCACAAATTAAAAACTGTGAAATTATTTGGTGCAATAAGTCAACATGGCCTATCGCTACAACTGCTGAAGGCGCACATACAAAAGCACCATTATTTTTTGGTACTTGTGACGATGATGCAAACATTTTAATTGCTGGCGTTGTAGCTACTTACACGGCAGAAGAATATCAAACATTAAAAACTGCTGAACATCAAGCCCGTAAGCCTTACCCAAGTTGGATTGGTAATGAAGAAACAATGTCTTGGTCTGCGCCAGTAAGTTATCCCAATGATGATAAAGAATATTATTGGGATGAACAAACAGTTTCTTGGATTGCTCAAGAATAAATATGAGATATGTCTGGAAAATCACAGAGCTAAAAACCGAGGGTGATGCACTTACGGCTAAATATCACGCTTCTTTGATTGACGATATAACGATTGAAACTGAGGGCTATTGGACATTCCAAGAACCTAAGTCTTTGGATGGCGTAACAGAAGAAACTGTTGCTGGTTGGATTGATGATGAGACTACCAAAGATGGGGTAAGTAGCATAAAATCAAGGCTACTGGAACAGTTTAATGCGGTAAAAAGCAGTCAGGATTTGGCATTGCCTTGGAGACCACCAACTTTCAAGCCAAATTTATAAGATAAGGATTTAACATGGTAATGCCAATAGAAATCATTAGCAGAGCATTGAAGGACATTGGCGCACTAGAAGCTGGTGAGACACCTACGCCTGATGCGGCTGCGGATGCTTTCGATATGCTCAACGACCTTGTTGACCAATGGTCGAATGAAAACATGATGGTTTTCAACGTCACAGAGATTATCTTTCCTGTGATTTCTGGTCAAGTTCAGTACAGTTTAGGCCCTTACCCACAGACTACGAACTTTATTGGTGCGTCATTCAATGGGTCTATTTCTGGCAACATTCTTACTGTTACTACGGTAAATTCTGGTGCTGTGGCACAAGGTCAATTCTTGAGTGGAACTGGCATAACGTCAGGCACAAAGATTATTGGAAGCATCACAGGCGGTGGCGGTAATGTAATCCAAGCGGGTACATATCGCGTCAACATCAATCAAACAGTCGCTACAACCTCGATTACTGCAAACTATCAAAAGCCACTAGGGATTGATTCTGCCTTTGTGCGGATAAACACTACGTCTAATGGACAGCCGATTCAAGGCGGTGGTTTGGACTATCCAATATCGGTATTGGCGTTGCAAGACTATCAGATGATTGGTTTAAAGACGCTAAACGGCCCTTGGCCTAAAGCGGTGTACTACAACCCTAACGAAGATTCTGGTAACTTGTTTGTGTGGCCTAACCCCGCACAGGGCGAGATGCACTTGTTTGCCAATACTTTGTTTACCCGTTATGGCTCACTAAACGAATCTATTACATTGCCACAAGGCTACTCAATGTGCCTTAGATGGTGTTTGGCAGAGCGTTTAATGCCTATGTATGGCAAAGTCTCACAGACCCAAATAGCGATGATTTCTCAGTACGCAGCCCAAGCAAAGTCTACGCTGAAACGCACCAATATGTCACCCTTACAAGTTGCTCGTTATCCTGATGCGCTTTTGGTCAGCAAGGCAAAAGACGCTGGTTGGATACTTACGGGTGGCTTCATCTAAAGGTCAAATATGCCAGATTTTGGTTTTGTTGGCCCTAGTTACGAAGCACCTAGCATCTACCAAGACGCGCAGGAGTGCATCAATTTCTTCCCAGAACTTGACGCTATGAAGCAAGCTGGCGTTCGCGGTGTGGTTGCTCTATACCCAACGCCTGGTCTAACTACTCAGGTCGTATTGCCTAACCAACAGGAAGTACGCGGTATGCGTACCTTGTCGGGTGGCAACACCATGATTGCGGTGTGTGGCCCTTACGTCTACGCGCTGACTTCTAACTTAGTTCCGTCTGTTATCGGTATTCTTAATTCCAGTTCTGGAATAGTCAAGATTAGCGATAACGGCATAAACGTCTATATCGTAGATGGGGCTTATCGTTATACATGGTATATATCTAGCCCTGCAACGGCTGTATTTACAGGCTCTACAAGCGGTACAACGCTTACTGTTAGCTCTGTATCTAGCGGTACTTTGGCGGTTGGTCAGTCTTTGTATGGTGTCGGTGTATTAGCTGAGACTGTGATTACTGCGCTAGGCTCTGGGTCGGGCGGTGCTGGTACATACACAATTAACCGAAGCCAGACAGTCGCTGCCGAGAGCATGAATTCTGCTACTGTTGGCGCGGTAGTTACCGCCACTATCTCAGGCACGACTTTGACTGTTTCTGCGGTAGCGTCAGGCGCACTACATCTTGGTCAAACTATTCAAGGCGCAGGCGTTACGCTTGGGTCAATTATTAAAGCGTTTGGTACGGGTACGGGCGGAGTTGGAACATATACATTAAGTTCGTCTAGCACAGTCGCTGCTGGCGTGACGATG